TAGCGTAGTCTACTGTTTCATGCAGACTCAAATTTGCGAGTTCACGAACTTCTTCACGAATTCGTTCCATCTCTTGCTCAAAGCCAACAACTTCAAGCGATATTTTGTTTGACATAGCACCACCTAAAATAAGTTGACGTCGGAGTCTCCTTTGGTTGCGTTTCTTAATTTTTCTAAGAAGGTTCCTTTTGGGACTGCTTGGTCTGGTTTTTGAGAATTTATTTCGTTTATCTTAATAAGCCTGAGAGTTGGGAAGATATCTTCGGCATTAGCCTTCACCCCTTGTGTTCGAAGTGTAAGGTAAGTTCGTTGATCTTCTCGCCAACCGACAGGCCTGAGTTTAAAATACTCAACCCACTTAACGAGTTCTGTATACGGCATTTCCTGCTCTAAAACATAAACAGGTGTTTTTAACTCATATGCAATTTCATAAAGTGTTAGGTCTTCTGGGGTGAGTTTCCCGTAGGAGTTCCTCCAATACCTGAGAACTCTAGGATATTTTCTGTAATATCGCTCAAGTCTGCAATTGGGAAACTATTAAAATCTTCATCGGACAGTTCTTCGGCACCGATTACCGCCAGCTTAATTACATCACGAAGAAGGCCAAGTTGTGCTTCTTCTCCTTTTGCTTTTGCTGATTTTTGTACAAGCTTTTGAACTTCAAAAACTTCCTTCACAGAGAGTTTACGAACTTCTACTTCATCTTCCATAAATGGAAATTTCTTTGTGATAACTTTACCGACCAAATGTTTCATGATTTATTCCTTAATCTAACTTATCTTTTTCTGTAAATAATTCTTGGTTGTTTGCTTGAAAATCATCAAGCATTTTTCTTACTTGATGCAATACCGATAAGGTTTCAAGGCAATCTTTACCTTCAACCGAACCTTCTTTAAAGTCACCAAAACGTTCAAAACTCTTTCGTATACTAATATCTACACTTCGGCGCATATGCCGAAAAGTAGTGCGCATAACAAAACTCTTACTAAATGGTTTATCTGTCATTATATCTCTCTTGTATATAAGAAGAGAGGGCAGTTAAGCCCCCTCTAATTTTATTATTAGGCAGCAGCAATAGTTGCTGGGCCAAAGAAGTCAGACTGAGCAGACAAAGTAACAGTCGCAGTAGTAGCGTCTGTCAAGGCTGGGTTAACCAGAATAGCTTCAATTTTGCCTTTGAAGTAGAATTCTGTGTTAGCTGTTGCCAAGGTTGAGTCTGCAGCGCCATTAGTGGTTACTGCGGCGTCTGTCATCATAAAGCGGAACACAACAGGCTGACCAATGAGGAGGTGAATTGCCTCCATGTCAGATGCAACGTAGTTTACAGTAACTTCGAGTGTAGGTGCATCGGACTGGCCTTGTACCTGAGAAGAAGTATTCTGACCATAAACAGGGACGTTTACGATGTTTGCAGGTGTACCGATAGACGGGAATTCCCGCACGGAAGGCATACGCACGTGATCTGCGTCTGCTGTACCTGGAGTTGTACCTACGAACAGAGCAGCGCATTCTGCGGCTGTATCTGTACCAGAAGGAATTGTTCCTTTGAAGAGGTCAAGGTAAGTAAAGATACCCGCACCAAGAGTTGAAATATGAGCCATTTGTTATTCTCCGTATATTGTAAATGGTATTATGTAACTTGCGCTATAAAGCGACTTATTAGATGGGTCTAGCCCTTCCACATTCAGATAAGATGTAGCAAGCTCTGTGCCGTTAGTTAGTTTTTTGTTTTCAAGACTAATGTCAAGAATATCTGAGATAGCCATGATGCGGGATTGACCCTCACCAGCTTTAACAAAGATTTTAACTGCAATTAAGCCGTTTAAACTTTTAATGCCGCCATGAGCGAATTGGTTACTTGAACTAGGTAAAACATTTAGTCTACAAAATTCAGTTTCAGTACTGATTGTACCTTGGTAGTTGTCGGGGTAAATATCGATATTGTTTGATGTCCAAGTTTCAGAAGCAAAAACAGCTTCAATGTCGTCTAAAACATTGTCATACATTTTATGCTTCCTTTACTAAGATTGCTTCAATAGTAAAACCATTGTCACTATAATCAACAATATTATATACCTTTGTGTTCACAGTTAAAGTATCATAAACAGAAAGGTTTACCCCAGACCGCATTAGAGCAGTCACCGTAAAACCATCACCAGAAGGTTTTTGGGTAGACTGAATAATTACGTCTACGGTTATGCTGCCAGAAGTACTAACAGTACTACGAGTAGCAAAATCATAACCTGAAACAGATTTTGAAGAAAGTGTCCCTTGTTTAACCAAGTCTCCTGCAGCAGTAAACGCCTTATTAACGGCAGTAGTTACTTTAGCAGAAAGTGACATTAATTGTTCCTCCACCAACCAGCGCCTACACCTGTAGCACCTCTTCGAATAAGTGGACGAAGTGGTTTAATAACAAAGTTTGGCGTAATAGAAATACGAGTGACATCATTATTAGAGTCAGCTAGCTTAATATTACCAATACTAATACTTTCGTATGTTTGTGTTGTTTGAGCCAATAGGTCTTCATTATTTAGTAAGTGTAGGGCTTGCTCGTAAACTGCTATCTTTACTGCGTTAGGTATTTCAGTAGTTGAAAATGTAACTTGTAATCCTAGTCGATTATCATAGTAAAGAGCGTTTTTACGAGGCCATGCAAGAGCTTGGGAAGGACTAACAGCGGAGCCAATCCACGGATTGTTGTCAATAATTTGTGTAGCAGTAACTAGTGCGTCTTCACGAGTTGCTTCTGTAGCTGTATCCCAGCTTGCAGAATCAATACGAGTTTCAAAGTACTCACTAGCATCTGTTATTTCTACATAACTATTAGTATTAAGAACTAAAGCCATTAGTCCCTCCTAGCTTAATTATGAGTGGTAAACAGGCAAGATGCCAAGGTTTAGTGCATCCATTTTACGAGTATACGAAGCGGAAGCAGCGTAGTTAGCGTTGGTTGCGAATGCGTTGGTTGCGCCAGCCCAATCATAACCCATTGGGTGCATGATAAAGCCATAACGATACCAGATGTTTGTAGAACCGCCACCAGTGTAAGCAGCCGCATTGCGGTCAACTTCAACAGGAGTTGGTGTGTTTACAGGGGCAAAAGAAACAGAACCTGGCTTCAAGATGAAAGAACACTTAGAAGATTGTGCGTTCAAGTCACCAGAGGCTGGTACGATTGTTTGGCTTGCACGAGTCATGATCAAGCGGAATTTACCACCGAATACTGTTGAGAACTCAAGGTTGCCATCAGTTACGGTTGTGTCATCGACCAAGTTAGCTGCACGCATTTCGGCCATAACTTCAGGAGAAGTTGCGAGATACATGAAGTCTGGCTCATGGTCTTTATAGGCCATGCCGATTGCTTTGAAGAGACGCTCACCACGAGCAGCACCAATAGCAGAAGAGTCAAACAGTTTACGCTCATCAGAGGAACCTGTTGCTGCTGCGCCAAAGTCGCCAGCTGCGTTAACGTCTACAAAGAAGCCTGTGTTGGCTGCGTCTGCGTCTGTATCGAAAGAAACGATACCGCCGTTACCAGAACCACCAGCGTCACCAAGAGCAACTTCGTGGGCTGCAACACCTTTAAGAACAGACAACAAAGCATTACCTTCGTCATCGCCACGTACTTGTGCAAAGTCACGAGCAATCTTTGCAAGACCGTCTTGCTTGGATACAACTTCTTGCAGGTTAACTTGTTGCGCACCGAAGGTACGAACAGTCTTAACATAGTTGGCAATGTCAGTTGTGATGTCGGTGTAAGTACCGTCTGTTGCAGAAGACAATGATGGAACATTGATGTTTGCAGACAGTGGTTTGTACCAACGGAACTGACCAATAAAGGATTCGCCATCAGCATTGATGTCGTCACGTTGACCAACGATGCCTGTTGAGTTTAGTTTCTTTTCAGTTGTGTAAGCTTCGTCTGCATAAGCAGAGATTGCGAGAGCTACATTTTGAAAGTCTGTATTTGTAATAGCCATGATTTATTTCCTTGTGGTAACTATTATATATTAATAAGAGTAATTGCCTAATTGACCTTTTGAGGCCAAGGCGAGAACTTCCTCTGTTGTCATTTCACCAATAGCTTTCTTTTGTTCCATTGATGGAATGCCAGAATTATTTGAAGTGCCAGCACCAGTATTGGCCTTAACACGAAACAGAAATGAATTATCTTCGTTTTTAGAATAAGCTGTAATAAAGTCCTTAATATTAGTTCCTGTTTTATGAACCCAAAGACCATCATCATTCTGAACGAGTTGCTCAACAATATCACGATAGGCCATTTGACGACTACGCTCATTTCGGAATTCTAGGCTTCCAAGCGCTGAATTAACTACGCTATCACGGTTAAGCTTAACATTTTCTTCTTCGAATACTTTTAGCTTAGCCTGAGCCTCTGCTAGCTTCATTTCTAAAGCTTCTTGCAGTTTACCTTCTTCTTCTAGGCGTTGAATTTTTTCTTGCTTTTGCTTTTGTTCAATCTCAACTGCCTTTTTAAGAGCTTCGTCTCGCTCACTTGCCATGCGATCCATATTGGATTTCATTTTAGCAAGCCTCTCTTGGACTTCACGTTCAATCGGATCTAACTCGCTATCAGTATCAGCGACAGTTTCCTCATGAACAGTTTCTTGTTCTTGAGTCTCATTGGACTCTTCGTTTGCAGTTACTTCTTCAACTACTTTATTTTCTTCACTCATTCTTTTTCCTTCCAAGCACAGCTTGAGTTATATTTTATGTTAAGAGTTACAAACTCTAATTAAAGTCACATAGGCTATTACAAATAACTACGGACCAATGCCATACCAGTCTTCTCCAGAACGGAGGGGCGCAAGTATGTCTTGTCTTGTGATCTTATTTTCCGGGTCAATAAGACCTTGTTCTTTAGCTTTTCTTAAAAGCTCATTATACGATTTTCGAGATAACCCTTGCTTTCGCATTTCTTTAAGGGTATTCCTAATCGTATCACCTCCAAGAGCATCTGCGTAGATGGTTCTTAAAGCATCCTTTGCTTGCCTTGCTACACCAATATTAGTGAAGAAGGCATCGTGAATCGTCGCAGTGCCAACACCATTTTTACGCCCCCACAAATGGAAGCGCCTTACAATAGTGGCGTCATTGCTATGATTTCCGTTTACACCTAGACCAATTCTAGCATCGTTTAAAGAACTCTTTCCTAAGAGTTTTCCATCTTCGGCGCTAGACTCGTAGATGTTTGCAACCAACCTATTAGTAACAGGATCACGGAACTCAATCCTTTCCTGTAACTTTGGGCGGTATCTTTGTGTCATGATCTTACCATCAAAAGTAACCCAAGGTATGTCTACCTTTTGAGTTTCATTAACATACACCCTTGCTACATCTTTCCAATAATTAATAAAGTTATCGGTTACAGGAGCACGGGCGGCAAGATTCTTTGACATAATTCTAGAGATTTCTGAAAATTCCTTTGGTCCAACAATGCCTCTCCTAGCATTAGTTAACTTATTAACAAAGTCACCAACATCAGGGTGTATATCTTGGGCTTGTTTTAAAAGCGTTCTACCTGCAGGTTCGTTCTTGTTAATCAATTCAACTAACTCTTTTCTAAAAGAAGTTAATTCAGCTGAAACAGAAGTAGTACCTAATCGATCAGAAACTTTAATTTTACCATCAATAATTCTGAGATATTCTCCGAGGTTGTCTTTAGTAACAGTTACAAACCCCATGTCATCTAAAACTTTAGAAAATTTGTTTGCAATATTAGCTGTCTTAGTAGCAGCACCAGCACCGTAAAAGCTTACCATGTTTTGAGCTTTAGCAGCCTTAGCAAGATCTTCCCAAGTTAAAGAAGCATCTCTTAATGCGGGTATTTTAATAAACTCAGGATCATTAACTGTATCCATAGCAACCAAATCGTAAAGTCTGTTTTTCTGTGTTGTAGCTAAAACATTAGAGGCCTGTGAAACAGCTCTGTCACCAGTTGAAAGTCCTA